TCCGTGAACGTCGCGTCCGTGAAACACCTACGCGAGGCGTTCGTCGTGGCCAGCGTGTGCGTACCAACCCCGGACGCGACCGCGTAATCCGCCGAGGTGCCGCCGCCGGTCGACCACGACTGCCCGGTATCGGCCGTACCCCAGCCGGACGCCACTGTCCGCGCAAACGTGTCCGACAGCCAGTCCGACACCGCGGTCACCGTCATGACCTCGCCACCCATGCGAATGTCGAACGGCCAGTCATCCGAGTCCGTCGTCCACAGCAGATCCTCGCCCGCAGCCGGCGCCACCACCAGGGAGGTCGCAGATGACGACACCGCAGACACCAGCACCGAATCGATATCGATCCGCGCCTCGCTCGCGTCCACCACCCCAACCGACGAGTACGGCGACGCTGGCGTGCAGACAAAGGTGAGCCGGTGCTCGAAGTGGGTGATCTCCTCATTCATGCCGATGACGAGCTGGTCGATCGTGTCGGGGCCGACCCATACGGGCGGGTTGGTGATCTGGATGCGGTCGCCGATACGGAGGGCCAGTACGGCCTGCTTCATCGCCGGGTTGTCGATGAAGCTGTCGTGCGCGAGGTTGACGGAGATCTCCGGGAACCTGTCCTCATCGACAGTGCCGAGGTGGACGCGCCATGCGGCATGGTCCAGGAGCGTCGGGGTGTCGTTGCTGGCGAGGTTGAGGTTGAGAGGGCTTTCGGAGTTGGCTCCGTAGATGCCCACGCCCGCGGGTGGGGGGTTCGTCGAGAGTGGGCCGTCGGTCTGTTCGTAGGTGGCGGTGACTCCGTTGACGCTGACGACGACCCTGTTGGCGAGGTAGCGGTCGTCCTCCACCGGGGTGGGAATCCCGGACAGGTTGTAGGCGGTGTAGTCGAGGACGAGTGCAGGGTCCTGGTTGTACAGGGAAGCTCGGGTGCGATAGCCGAGGCCAAGGCCGGAGCGGAGTTCGTAAAGCAGTCCGCCGTCCGCGAGTACCGCTTCCTGTATCAGTGCGAGGAGATTCTGTTTGGGCTGTGCGCCCATCGGGACGGTGTCGTCGAGGTCGCCGATCCATTCGAACGGCAGGCCCTCCTCGCCGCAGAGGCGCTGAATGCGGCGGCCTGCCGTCTCGCCTTCCGGGTTGATGGCCTCGCCGAGATCACGGATGTCGGTGATCGTGGTCTGTACCGTGACGTGCCCGACTGCGGCACCGGTGCAGCCGCCGGTCCCGTCGAGCGGGTTGATGATCCCGGCCGGGCCGAGGGCGACGGAGCGGATGCGGGTGACGTTCGCGCCGGTCTCGATGCTGGTCGAGTCCGTCACCCCAGTCTCAACGTCCAGGACGCGCAAGGCCACGTCTTGGTTGGAGCCGTCGTTCGAGACCTCCATAGAGACGCGCAGTAGGCGGCCGCGCACGTCGAGGCTGATGGACTCCTCGCCGGAGTAGGCGAGGGGTGCCCCGTCCGTGTCGTAGGCCTGTACCGACAGCGTGCCCTTGCCGCCGTAACTCCCCAACCCCGAGGGGTTGTTGTAGTGGATCTCCAGGTACTCGACCTGCCCGGCCACGGCAGGTGTCACCTGCACCCGGGAGATCACATCGAGATCGGAGAATCCCGCCGCGGGTACGGCGAGGAGGTAGCGCACCTGGTACTGGGTGACGCTGGTGGTGTCGTATTTGGCGACGCCGCCGGTCAGCGTCGAGCCGGTGATCGTGGGCAGAGGGTCGGACGCACCGAACCCCTCATAGCTGGCGAGGGCCGGGGTGCCGGTCCAGGTCATCGGTGAGCCGCTGGTCAGAGCCGACGCCAGCGACGTAGCCCCAGTGGCGTCCTCGCACGGCCAGTACGCCACCAGCCCCGTGAGGTTCGGGTCGGTGATCGCCCTGTAGATCGTCGACCGCTCCGGCGGCGGCGCCTTCGACAAGCGTTGGAGCAGGCCGTCCGCGTTCACGTCGACCCACACGTCGTTCCCGCTGGGGTCCCACTGCTTGGGCCACTTCGAGATCTCAGCTTGCAGCCGATAGGCCTTACCGCCCAGCCCGTCCGGCACGCTGACTCTGACCGGGGTGTTCCTGCCCAGGTAGCCGTAGTACGGGCCGGTCGGATTCCGGCGGGTGAACCGGCCGTCCTGGTTCTTAAGGGAAAGGGTGCTGCGCGACTGCTCCGTCATCGACGACTCGTCGCGGATCCCCGACGTGATGGACATGTGGCCCTGCTCGTCGCGGACCATCACATAGGAGGTGATGTCGATCCACTCCCCGTTGAGCCACATCTCCACCTGCACCGGCTCACCATTCGAAACCTCCCCAGACCCGCGGAGGGGGCCGGGCAGGTTGGCGAGACGGCGCCGGACCGCGGCGACGAGCGGAGCGATGGGCATCGGTCAGCCCACCTCCTGGAACACGATCCAGCAGCGCATGTCCACGCCCGTGGTTGGGGTCGTAGCGCGAACGCGGAGGAACTTAGAGACAGCGATGGTCGGGCGGGCGTCCGGCATCCACTGCCGGACGTGCGTGTACGGAGACTCCGACGTCGTCGCGCTCAGCGACACCACGTCGAACACGCGGCTGGCGGTCGTCGTCCCCTCCGCGGTGGCGGTGTATCCGGTAGCCGACGTCCCGAGGGTGAGCAGCGTGTTCGCCCCGTTCGGGTCGAGGTTCTGCACGCCCGCGTTGACGTGCGCGGTCACCGTTGCGGCCACGTCCGTCTGGAGCAGCTCGATCACACCGTCCGCGCCGGACGTGTCGTCGATCGTGAACCCCCACTCCAGTAGCTGTATCTGCCGAGTCGACGGAGTCGCCAGCTGAAGCATCGTCTTGATCGCGGTACCCGTCGTCACCGCCGCCTGTGCGGCAGTCGTCGGCGCCGGACCATTCCACGTAATGAAGGGCATGTCGTCCTCTCTATGCCTTGCGTCCAGTCAGGACGACCTGGGCGTTACCGCCGCGCGCGTTGATCGCACGGCGCAAAAGCTTCAGCAGGAACTCATCCGTCTCCGACCCGCTCGACCGCAGCTCGATCACCACCGGCTCAGGACGCCCGGCAGCCACAGGGGCCACCCGCGCCGGTACAGCCCCGCGGCGGGGGGTGTTGAGCATCGACGCCCACGCGCCCTGAGCCATTCGCCGCGAGTCCGGGTTCGACCACACCCGCGCACCCGCAGGCAGATCCAGCAGCTCCGGGCCCTGCTCGCCCACCCACGTCAAGTTGGAGCGGAGCCCACCAGAGGCCGCGGCGCCGATCCCGACGATGCCGCCGGCGGCCTTGCCCTTGAAGCTCCGTTCGAGCAGTTTCTCCATCGTGGTGGCCAGGTTGCTCATGGCGCCCATCAGGATCTTCTGCTGTGCGCCGAGGGCCTTGACGACCCGCTCCTGAGCGGCGATCGCCTTGCCGTACACGGCGTCCGCGGTCGTCTTGCCCGCAGCCGACGCGGCCTTCGCGATCTGCGCTTGCAGGCTGTTCATCGACGCGATCTCCGACGACGACGCACCCAGCAGCGCGCCCGCAGTCTCCAGGCCGCCGCCGCTGATGCTGGCCTCGGCGACCTGGCGGAGCAGCGCGGACGAGAGTCCCTTGTCGCGGAGTTGGTCGAGGGCGGACGCGAACGCGGTGGCTTTGTCGCGGGACTGGGTGAGGCCGCCCATGATGGACGACACCGTGACCGGGCCATCCCCGGAACGGCCGGTGATGCTCGACGCCGACAGCACCCCGCCCCGTACAGAGCCCGCAAGCTGCGAGGCGGCCGACCGCAGGTCGGAGAGTCGGCCCTTAGCCCTGTCGAGCTCCTTGCCGACCGAGGCGAGTTGCTTCTCCCAGCCGATCAGCTTCTTCCCCGCGGAGTCGAGGGCCTTCAGCAGGCCCTTCTCCAGGGAGCCGTGCGTCGCCTTCTTGATGATCCCCGCCCACTGGTTGAGGGCGCTGACTAGAGACGAGAGGCTGTCCGGGCGGGCGAGTGCCGTGTTGAACTCGGAGCGTCCCATTCCGGCCATCCGGCCGAAGTGGCTGGTGGTGAGGTCGCCCCACGCCTCGCGACGCGCCTCGCCCTCTGCTTTCGCCTGGGCGCGGGCGCGCTGCTGGGCCTTGGAGACCTTGCCGCCCTTCGCGAACGTCGGAAGTCGGTCCTCGTTGATCGCCTCCAGCAGAGATGCGTACTTCGCCGCGGACTTCTTGTTGACGACGTACTCGCCGCCCATAGCCAGGATGGGCACGTCGTCACGGACCCCAGAGCCGCCCGTGATCGGGCCGCCCTCTGCGTACCCGTTCAGTTTGGCGTTGTTACGGCCTGCCGTGCCCTCCGCACCCAACGTCTGGTGCACGGTAGTGATCGTCACGGACTTGCCGCGGATTGCGTCGATCGCCCGCCGGATAGCCGCGGCCTGAGCGCTCGCCTGGTCCCGGACGCCGACGGAGACGGTCTTGCCGCGCAGGGCGTCGATAGCGCGCTGCACGGAGCCGATGTTCCCGAGCGCCCGCCCGTTCGCCGCGTGCACCTCGACCCGGCCGTCCTGGAGCTGCTTCGTCCGCAGGCCGACAGCCTCGATCGCCTTGACTGCCGCACCGTTCAGCGCATCAACAGTGATCGTCTTGGCGTTCGGTGTTGCATCGATGGTCTTCTGAAGATCGTTCAGGCCGGTGATGGCCTCCTGGCGCTCCAGCTCGATCATCGTCTTGATCTCGCTCGGCGTGCCGAGCAGGGTGTTGACGTACTCGTCCGCCTTCTGCTTGCTGCCCATCGTGGCCGTGGCAAGCTCAAGCATCTTGGTGCGCAGGTCGTCAGACTTCTGCCCCATCGACCCGAGCGACTCTCCTGCCGCCAGGCCGGCCGACAGCATCTCGTCGTGGGCCTTCGCTGCCGCGGACATGGCCTGCGCGTTCGCGCGGCCTGCCTCGGTGTTGAGGTTGAGGGTGGCGCCGTTCTCCGCGAAGCTCTCCGTGAGGGTGTCGATCGCCGCCTCGAACCCGATCTGCGCGTCATACGCCGACCTGTGGGCGTCGTTCAATGCGAGGATGCTGGCCCGCAGCCCGTCTGCGCTCTGCTTCTGTGCCTCCAGCTTGGCCTGCGTGTCCTGCGCCGCCTGCCCGAACATGCCCATCGCTTCGGCGGCCATCTGCTGCTCAAACTGGGCGTCCGCCAGCGAGTTCTGGTAGTCGTTCGTGACGTCCTTCAGCCGGTCGAGGTCGCCGCCTCCCGCCTGCCACGCCTTCGTGAGAATGTCGTACTGGGCCGCCGCCTCCTCGAACCGGCCCTCCTTGACCAGGTTCGCCATGGACTTGTCCCAGGCGTCCAGGTTGTCGCGGGCGTCCGAGATGGACGGACCGGTAGCGATGCCGATCCACGTGCCGAAATCGCTTGTAAGCTGGGCGAGTTTGTTGTCCGAGGCGCCCTTCGACATGATCGCGATGCTCGCGCTCATCTCGTCGAAGTTCGACTTAAGCGCCCCCGTCACCTTGCCGGTAGACGCGAGCGTGTTCAGCGACGTCGACAGCTCATCGACCGCGACAGGGGCTTTCTGATTGCTGAGCTGGTGCATTGCCAGCACCAGGCCGCCCACCACACCCAGGGCCAGCGCGGCCTTACCGCCCGTCGACAGCGTCGCGAGGGCAGCATTGAAGCCGGCGAGGCCTCCGCCCGCTGCGATCGCAGCCGCCTGCAACGCGGCGATCCGCGCCCCCAGCGTGGCAATCCCACCTGCGATGGCTGCCGCGCCAGCTCCAGCCAGACTGACCGCCTTGAGCGCGACGGCGGTCTGCATGAGGATGGTGACAAGCTCCGGCGGCAGCGCAGCCACCAGGCCCGCAGCCGCGTTGACCAGGGTGAGCATGCCCGGCCCGGCATCGGCGGCGGCCTCTACCAGGTTCATCACGGCGTCGCCGACGCTGGCGAGGGTTTCCCGCATGGCGGGCCCGTTCGCCTCCGCGTACTCCATGAAGGTCTTCAGCGGCCCAGACGCATCCCCCTCGGACAGCATCCGAGCGAAGCGAATCATCCCGTCGACTGCGTCCTTGAGCGCACCCGTCGCGAACCCGCCGACCTTCTCCGCGAGCGCATCGAACCCCGGCGAAGCCACCGCCCCGCCGGCCACGTCGACCAGCCGCTCCAGCTGTGTGGAGGCGCCCTCGACCATCGGAGTGAGGCGGGGAATCGCCTCACCGAGGACCGTGAAGCTCTTCTCGACCGGCGCCATCGTGAACTTCGCCGTCGAGTCCGACCAGGTCCGGAACGTGTCCGAGAGTCCCTGCATGGCGACCGAGGCCGTAGCCGTAGCCGCAGGCATCCCCGCAAGAACCGCCTGCTGCGCGCGGGCCGCCTCCGCCGCCTGCTTCGACCCCCGCCCATACTGGGCCACCGCATCGCTGTACGCCTGCTGCGCCTTCGACGCATCCGACAGATGCGACACCTGCCCAGCAACCGCCACACCGAACGCCGCAACCGCCACGCCGGCCGCCGCCGCCTTTACCGCGACCGGTGCCATGGCCGCGGCCAGGGGTACGGCGGCAGCTGCGAGGGGGATGATCGAGCCGCGAACGCCGGAGATCGACGCGGAGAGGCGGTTCATGGAGCCGGACATGATGGCGCCCTCGGACACGAATCTGCCGCGCATGTCGCGGAGGCGTCCGTCGACGTCGCGGAAGGCGCGGACGGCGTCGCCGCTGTCGGCGCGGATTGTGATTGTTACGTCGTCTCCGGCCATTCGGTGTCACCTCCTTCCGTGGGGTCGGTTTCTGGGGTGCCGAGGGCTTCGATGCTGAGCAGGCGCAGCAGCCGGACGTCCTCTTGCAGCAGGGTGGTGAGGGTGTAGCCGGGGTATTTGCGGAGGATGCCCAGCAGGTAGCGGGCTTGGGTCAGCTCGCCTGGCTCTCCGACAGTGGTGCCATCGGAATTGCTGGCGCCGGGGAGGTCGCGCCAGAGGTGGAGGTCTCGGGCCAAGGGTCGCTGTCGGCGACCCCCATCAGCGACTCGATCCAGGCGTTGTTCATCGCGCGGATCAGTGACTGGTCGGCGACCTTCATGGCGTCCGGGGTGGGCGCCAGCGGCTGGCCGTCGACGGTGAGGTTCCACGAGACGAGCGAGTCGAAGAACCGCTTCATCGTCTTCGCGGTGTCGTCGCCTTCGCCGCCGTCCATGCCGGTAGCGGCGAGGTACTCGCCGATGCTCATGCCCCGGACCTGCGCCTCAGCGCCGTGGTACTTGTGGCCGGGCTTGAAGCGGACGGTGACCGTGGCCGGGGTTGCGTCGAATCCCATGGGTCAGCTCCAGGTCGGGACGGTGCCGTCGGCGAGGGAGAACGGGGCACTCCACGTGAACTCGCCGGACTGGGCTCGGGTCAGGGCGTAGTCGGAGATCAGGCACTCGTTGTTGAGCGTCTGGGAGGCGATCGTGATGGCGATCGTGCGGTTCACCGAGGTCGAGCTGACCGTCTTGAGTACGGCGTGGGAGGAGGTGGTGGCGGTGGGGTTGAACACGCCGTTGGCGGTGCCGGAGAAGTCGGCCAGCAGCAGGAGCCTTTCGATGGCGCTCTTGTCGATGCCCGTGATGTCCTGGACGCCGCGCGGCATGGACCAGTCGAGGTTGGTGGTGTCGTTGCGGATGTCTCGTGCGGTGCCTGCCGAGTCGTCCACGGAGAACGTGGTCCAGCCGAGGCCGTTCTGCTTTGCCATGGTTCACACCCTTCTTTCCGTTTCGGGGATTAGCCCCGGCGGCGGTCCTCGTTGAACCGGCCGAACTCTTCCTGCATGTGCTCCACCCAGTCCGCCGCCCGCGTGTGAATCCGCTTGCGGCCGGTGGGGTTGCCTCGGTGGTCTCCGTCCCGGACCAGGTACAGCTCCGGCCGGGTCTGGTGATCGGCGAAGCAGCGCTGGCCGGACTCGAAGCGGAACACCGTCAGCCCGGTTGCGGTCTTCTGCTCCTTGAAGGTGCGGCCCGCAATGCTCCGGATGTACGCCGCCTGCTGCCGACCGAGCGCGGTGGACTCGTCGATGACCGACTCCCACCCGTTTCGCCACGCCGCGCAGCTGGCGCGCTCACACGCCGTCTTCAGCTCGGCGTCCGGACGCGAGCGGACACTGAACGTCTGATACGCCTGCACCGGGCCCTGAGGCGGCAGGCGGAACGGCTCGCCCATCAGAACAGCACCTCCACGTCATTGCGGTTCACCGCGACAGCGAACTGAAGATTCGAGAAGGTGCCCGTGGTCACGACCCGCAGGTACCGCTCAACGGTCTGCGAACGGCCCGTCTGGATCCGCTCTGCCGTCGGCGCAGCGGTGACTGCCGTGAAAGCACCACCCGTGACGTCTGCCCACGCGTCGCCCGCGCCGTTGTCCGACGACTCCTGAAGCTTGATCGTCGCCGACGTGCCGGTGAACGCGAACACCTGCAAGTACGCCTGAAGCCCGAACGCCAGCGACCCGGTACCGAGATCGAACGACGCCCCGTTCGTCGCCGTCGTGTCCGTGCGGATCCCCGCCGTCAATAGCTCGCACCACTCCAGGCCGAACGCGTTGGCCTGCGACGACACCGAGATCGTTAGCGAACCGTCCGCCGCCCTGGTCGGGTTGTAGTCGATCTGCTTGCCCACCATGCACGCCGCCGGCGAACCGATGCTGGTGGCGGTCGCCCACATCTCGTGCCGGTCCGTGGTCGGCAGCGCAGAGAGCACCGGGTGCGCCTTCGCAGTGTCCGGGTTGAAGAAGCTCGTCCAGGACAGGCGTCCGTCGCGGAGTAGGCCCTTGCGTTCGTAGGCGGACTTGTCGATGCCGGTGACGTCCTGGGTTCCGGCGAGACCGCCCGCGATCTCGTTGCCCGCGCCAGTGTCACCGGACAGGTTGTACCCGCCCAGGTAGAAGTTCTGTGCCAGGCCTGACTGCTTGGACACCTACGCCACCTCGTTCCAAAGATCGTTAAGGACCAGCGGGATGATGAGCGTGGCCACCCGGTACGTCGTCGAGTCCAGGCGTGTGTAGCCGAGGTCCGCGCTGATGGACGCCCCGTACTGGCCGAGGAGGTCCACCTCTGCGACGGCGCCTCCCAACGTGAAGTCGCCGCAGTAGGCGTTGAACAGGCTGCCTACGGCGCCCGTCACCGCGATGTCGACTTCGCCCTGCGGTTCGGTATCGGCGGGCATGAACACGCGCCCGTTCAGTTCCAGCCGTACCGATACCGTCGTCAGTCCCGAACGGGCCGGAAGTGCCCGCACGTTCTTCACCCACACCGCATAGGTCAGCCCGCTTCCAGGAGCCGACGCAGGTTCGTGGTCAAGTACGTTGCCGAAGAGTCCGAGGCCTTGCGCGTGCGACGTCGCCGCGCTGCGGTACGTGAGCAGGTCGAGGTCAGCCACGGGCGATCACATCCGTCCCGTGTACCGGCGCAGCAGCCGCTCACCGATGCCTTGCTTGCGCCGGTTGAGCTTGTCCCGCGTGACGATCCAGTGGTCGTAGCCACGGAATTTGGTCACCGGGTAGTTCCGCGACCCGATCCCGGCCAGCCACGGCCCGTACACGACCCGCGAGTCCGTGATCGTGTTGCCGCCAACGACCCGGCACCGGGACTCGTAGTAGCCCGTCGGGTTCCGGAACACCCGGTGCATCTCACCGCGGAGGATCTCCAGTCCCTCCTCCGCGAGCCGCTGCTCAAGGTGGTCGACGTAGGAGTTGAGCGCCCGGAGCGCCCGCCCGTCGAACATCGGCCCACGCCCGGTAGTGGAGACGTCAAGTCTCATACCGACCTCACCCGCCCCTTCCGCCCGTGAGAGGCGTACAGGCGCTCCCGCAGCTCACGGAGCCCGCGGGCCGTGACCTCACGCTCGTTTTCGCCCGAGCCAGCAGTCCGTGCGTATCCAGCACGCCCTTGAAGGAGATCGTTCAGCGCCTCGGCGATGACGAACTGCCTGACCGGCCCAGGCGGGTCAAAGCGGTAGACGGTGGCTCCGCTGCTGTGCGTGGCCGCTGTTGTGCCGAGCGCGCCCCGAGTCACGGTCAGAGTGCGGGGCGCATAGATCGCGGTGCCGGCGGTGTGAGCGGCGATCGTGGACCCGTCCCACGCCCTCGTGACAATCAGCGTGTTCCCGGCGATTTCGTCGACGCGCATCCGTTCGCCGTCGATCAGGATCGTCTCGCCTGCTGCGAACGCGGCGCCGGATTGGACGGTGATGGTGACGCTGTTGTTCTGGTTGGTGAGACCCGATCCGCCGACGGTCTGGCCGGTGTCGAGTTGGGAGCGGTTGGTGACGATGACGCGCTCGGAGTCGATGCGCAGCAGGGAGCCGACGCCGACCGCGGCGGAGGTCGCGGCGTCCACGTCGATGCCGGTCTCGGATGCGTCGAGGGCCTCAACCGTGGCGCCGACGGTGGCTTCGTCGTTGCGGTAGCCCCACAGGCCGGTGATGGTGATGTCGCGCTGGTGGGTGTCGCCGCCGCCGAACGCCGCCGAGCTGTCGAGGTCAATCTCGATGCGGTTGAACGGCGGGCCGTATTCGTTGGGCTCGAGGAAGTAGTCGTCGGCGCTGATGGTGGTGCCGCCGCTGGTGAGGGTGGTGACGCTGATGAGTTCGTTGGCGTTCAGCCACAGCCGCCACGACGTGCCCGTCTGCGGGCCGGGGTACGGGAAGGATCGGGTGGCGATCTCCGGGTAGAAGCGACGGTGGCACATGCTCTCGACCGCGCGGGACGCGTCCTCGAGCACCCGGTCGATCCGCGCGTTCGCGCGCGCGGTCTCCTTCACGTCGAGCTCCGCCTTGATCTCTTCACGCGTCGCGTACCAGGGTTGCGTCATCTGCTGTCACCTCCTTCCTGCGGTGCTGGTGTGGCCGACGAGGCGGTTGCCGGCCGCCCAGATCGAGCCGTCGAACGGGCAGTACTTCTCTCCGCGGGGGCCGCTGCGGAGGGGTTCTCCGCAGTCGTGGCATGCGACCGGGTCGCGTTGGAGTTCCTCGCGGTGCAGGTGCGCGGCTTCGTGGAGGATGTCGAGGAGCCCGTACCACGACCCCTGCGTGGGGGCGGCTGGTGTGCTGTCGCTGGCCGTCGCGGTGAGCGCACCGAACTGGCCAGCGCCGGTCCCGAGGACGGTGCGGGTTCCGGACGCGGTGGCGGTCATGCCGCCGAACCCACCCGCTGCCGAGCCCGACACGGTGCGAACTCCGGTCGCCGCTGCGGTCAGTGCGCCGAATGCCCCGGCTGCGCTGCCGGTGACGGTGGTGTTGAGCGGCGGGTCATCCTCCGTCGACAGGGCCGTCGACCCGGCCGTGAGGTGGCGTCCGTTGCCGGAGATGTCGAGGATGTTGCTGACCATGGGCCAGTTCGCCCACACGCCGGAGGTGCGGACGATCGTCGCCGACGCCCACTCCGCCTCAATCTCCGCCTGAGACAGGACCGCCGACCAGATACGGACGTAAGCGAGGCCCCCGTTGAACCACTCGGTTGCGTCCCCGACGCTCCTGCCGAACAGGGTGATGCCGTCCGGGGTGGCGCCGCCGCTGACTTGGCCGGTGACGACGTTGGTGGAGCCGCCGATGCTCTTGGTGTAGATCTTC